TTAATGGTTTTAACTTTAATCAGTCCATTGTCGATACAAATGGCAAGATCATTCCTACTTGGGCAGACGTTGTAAATAGACAGAACTTAGGAATGGAAGTAATGCACGAAAGAAATGCACACAACTTCCCACTAGACTTAGCATCAACTGAGTCAACAAATATTGCACTTACTGCACCACACATAGGTTAATCCCTCGTCCGTTCATCGCTTTTAGCGACGCATGCAATCAAGTCATGGAACGGGGACTTGGTATCGGAGGAAACTATGACAGTAACTTACGTTTACCGTGGTGTTGTTTATACTAAAATCATCAAGTAATGGCACATCAAAGTTCACAGGTTCAAGCTTTTGTAACTCGATATACACCCGAGCCAGAAGTTAAACCCGAAAACAAAACTGAAGAAAAGAAAGAAGATGCAGCTCAATTAGAGACACCTTCTTACTAATAGCACGGGGAGCACCTCAGAGTCGGACTCCCCTGCACTTGGCAAAAGCCCGGTAAGCCGGATACCTTGAGCCGTCTAGACGGTAGGGATAGACCTACAAAAAATCTCGAGAAAAATTAGTACTAAACAATATAAACCCTTAACAATCCATAACAATGGCACAACAAAATAGCACCTTAACTACGGCTCTTACTAGCCCCGGTGCAGATAATGGTGTTGCTTCTACTACAGCAGAAAGAAGAGCACTTTACTTAAAGTTGTTCAGTGGAGAGATGTTCAAAGGCTTCCAGAGAAATACAATCGCTAGAGACCTTGTAATGAAGAGAACACTTACTAACGGTAAGAGTCTTCAGTTTATCTTCACAGGTAGAACAACAGCCGAGTACCATACACCCGGCAACAGCATACTAGGTAACTCTGATGGAGCACCTCCAGTAGCTGAAAAAACCATAACTTGCGATGACCTATTAATTAGTTCTGCGTTCGTTTATGAGCTAGATGAAACACTAGCACACTATGATCTAAGAGGAGAAATCTCCAAGAAGATTGGTTATGCTCTTGCAGAGAAGTATGACAGAAAGATCTTTAGATCAATCACAAAGGCAGCTAGACAAGCTAGCCCAGTTACAAAGACAAACTTTGTAGAGCCCGGTGGAACACAGATCAGAGTTGGTACAACAGGTACTAACGCATCTGATGCTTATGATTCTGGACTTCTCGTAAACGCTTTCTACGATGCAGCAGCTGCACTAGATGAAAAAGGTGTTTCTGGTGAAGGTAGAGTTGGTGTTCTTAACCCAAGACAGTACTACGAACTTATCCAAGCTGTTGGTTCTAACGGACTTATCAACAGAGATGAGCAAGGTGACGCATTACAAACAGGTAATGGCATCATCGAGATTGCAGGCATCAAGATTTTCAAATCTATGAACATTCCATTCTTTAGTAACTTCGGTACTAAGTATGGTACAGGTTCTGCAACTAACCCCGGTGTAACTGATCCCGGAAACTCTGGTGACTTCGTAGACGTTGCAATGGCTGATGAAAGAGCCGGTGCATCCGCAACTAAGACTGTTAACACATACGGTAACAGCACTGAGTTTGCAAACAGCTGCGGCTTAATCTTCCAAAAGGAAGCAGCCGGTGTTGTAGAGGCAATCGGACCTCAAGTACAGGTAACATCTGGAGACATTTCAGTTGTATACCAAGGTGACGTAATTTTAGGTCGCCTAGCTATGGGAGCAGACGCACTTAACCCTGCTGCTGCTGTTGAATTGTTCGCCGGAACAGCAACTAAGCCTTCAGCTTTAACTTAATTTTTATTCTATATGGGGCTTGGAGGTATACCCTCCCCCCTTTTTTTTTCTTATGGCTTCCACAACTATTGACATCGACACAGAATTGTCCGCAGTAAATACTATACTGGGAGCAATAGGTCAATCACCAATAACACAACTTAACTACGATAACCCAGAAATATCATTTATATTTAATCTACTAAAAGATGCTAATATAGATACACAGGCAGAAGGTTGGCACTTTAACACAGAAAAGCATGTAGCATTTACACCAGATTCTAATGGTCATATTGCTATATCTAATGACGTGCTACAGCTAGACGTTTCTGATGGTTGGGCAGTTAGACAATATGATGTTGTCAGACGTGATGGTCGATTGTATGATAAAATAAAACATTCAGATGACTTTTCATCTATCACATCTATCGACTTAGACGTCGTAAAACTTTACACCTTTGAAAACTTACCTATACCATTTAGACGTTATATCACATATAGAGCGTCAACAAAAGCAGCTACACAACTGGTTGCAAACCCTAACCTTGTTAAACTTTTGCAAGGACAAGAATCATTAGCACGTGCTGCACTTATGGAGTACGAGTGTAATCAGGGTAATCACAGCATGTTTGGATTCCCAGAGAATACTGTGTATCAAACATATCAACCTTGGAGAAACCTTAGAAGATAATGCCAAGCATAACACAAACCATTCCTAGTTTTACTGGGGGTTTATCGGAACAGCCCGATCAATTAAAATTTCCCGGACAAGTTAAAGATGTTCAGAACGCAATACCTGACATCACTAAAGGCTTGTACAAAAGACCGGGTGCAAAGAGAGTAGGCACTGACCCTTTACCCAACGTAGCAACAGGTGGTTCGTGGTTTCACTACCATCGTGACGAAGAGGAAGGGTCCTACATAGGACAGGTAGCCGCAGATGGCACACTAAGAATGTGGAAAGCTAGCGGCGATAATGCCGGAGCTGAACAAAACATTACCTATGGTACTGGTGGTGAAGCAGCTATCAAAAATTATCTAGCAACAAGCAACAGTGAAAACATACAATTTCTTACTATCAACGACACTACCTTTGTTAATAGTCGTGACGCTACTAACGCTAATACACTAATAGGAAAGTCAGGTACAACAACAGCTAACCCTGACCCACACTTTGCGTTTATTGAAATAACACGTACTGAAAATGGTAGACAGTACGGTATGAATTTATATAATAATAATACAGAAACTAGCTTTACACGAGCTACACGTATACAAATACTATCTGACACACTTGATGAAAGTGGTGGTACTGGACAGTGTAGAGGTATAGGTATACAGACATTTAGTTGTACAGCTGCTAGTAGTTACACTGGTACAAATACAGAATTAGTTACAGATGTAAATAATACTACTGTAACGTCTGGTAAAAATAATCTTATCTTTAAACTTGACATACGTGGACAGCAAGGTAATATAGGTGCTGATGGAGACTCTCCAGATGACTTTGCCTGTGCTTACAGTAGACAAGCTATACTATTACATGGTGGAGAAGGTTGGGCTTTCGGAGATCAGGTAACTGTTACTATGAGTTCTGCAAAGGGACGTACCGTATCAGGGTCGTCTAGCAGTGGAACATCTGGTAACTCTGGTAAAGGAGAATCACCGGCTACATATATTATAGAGGTTATGGAGCATGAAACTATAACCGTAAAAGCTAACTTAAAACTATCACGTCCATCACCCACACCATTTGATGCTGAAACAGCCGTAAGTTCTGATACAGTATTAGGTGGTATTCTTGGTGATTTACCTACCGGCATTAACGGTAAGATTATAGGTAATGGCATTTACATGTCTAGTGCAACCTCATTTAATGCTGAGATAGTAGAAGATGACTTAATGAGAAGTATGGGTACGTCTGTAAATGATGTATCACTATTACCGAAACAGTGTAAACATGGATATATAGTCAAAATATCTAATGCTAGACAGTCTGATGAAGACGATTACTACTTACGATTCGAGGGTCTTAATGATCAAGACGGTACAGGTTCGTGGGTAGAATGTGCAAAGCCGGGTATAGATAAAGATCTAACCAACATGCCATTAGTTATTCAAAGAACAGCATTAGCTAACCAAGGTACATCTACCGAAATAGCTACATTTACTATCAAACAGTTTACATATGGTGGTAGAGAAGTAGGTGATGATAACTCAAACCCATATCCATCGTTTGTAGATAAGCGTATTAACAGAGTACTATTTTTCCGTAACAGATTAGCCTTTTTAGCAGGCGAAAATGTAGTATTATGTCGCCCGGGTACACTAGGTAGCCCTGATTTCTTTGCTGAAACAGCGTTAACTGTGAGTCCAAACGACCCTATTGATATATCATGTTCGTCTAATTTCCCGTCAGAGCTATTTGATGGTATAGATATTAACTCAGGTCTTGTAGTATTTAGTACAAACCAACAGTTTTTACTGTCATCTGACGATACAGTGCTTAACCCTGACACAGCTAAGTTACGTAGTATATCTACATTTAACTATAATAAAAATATACGCCCTATATCACTCGGTACTACAGTGGCATATATGGATAATTCTGGTAAATTTAGCCGCTTTATGGAGATGGCTAATATTGCTAGAGAAGGAGAACCTAACGTAGTAAACCAAAGTCAGGTAGTTCCTACATTAATTCCTAAAAATGTAGATTTATTTACTAACTCAAGAGAGAATAACCTAGTATTAATAGGTAAAACTGACTCAGATGAGGTACAAGGATTTAGATATCTTAACGTAGGAGATAAACGTCAACAATCAGCTTGGTTTAGATGGAAATTTAATAATCCAATCAAGTATCAGTTTGTTATTAATGACGAATATTACTTCTTAGATACAGATAACTTCTTACAGGAAGTAAGATTAGTACAAACAGAATCTGACCCATTTATTGTACAAGATAATGTTGATTACTTATTACATATAGATAATCATATCAGTGTAACTGGTGGTACTTTTAATCATAACGATAATAAAACTACATTTTTTAATAACACTTGGATTCCTTTAGTTACTACACCTAGCTATGATCTAGTTGCTATAGATACTAATACTGCATCTACCAGAGTAGGTCGCTATGCAAAAGCTACAATATTACCACATCCAAACCAAACTACATTTACTTTACCGGGAGACTGGTCAGGAACTTCAATTTTTGTAGGTTATTTATATGAATACAAAGTATTGTTTCCTACATTTTATGTAACACAAACTCAAGGTCAACAAGCTAAAGCTGATGTTAACTCATCACTTGTAGTTCACCGAATGAAACTTCATTTCGGTAAGATAGGTCTTTATGAAACAACTCTATCACGTGTTGGTAAAAATGATTATACAGAAGTATACGAATCTACAGAGTTAGATGAGTATGATGTATCTGATGCACCATACATAGAAGAGTTTATAAAAACTATACCAGTATATGAACGTAATACTAACGTAGATATTACACTTAAATCTCAACACCCCGCACCATCCACACTTAGAGCTGTGAGTTGGGAAGGAGACTTTTCACCTAAATATTATAAACGTGTCTAAATTAGATCAATACGTAAAACCAATCACAAAAGAGGCTGCCTTAGAGGTGGCCTACAACCTACGCCCAGATGACCTCAGAGAGGTCGTCGAGGGTCACGGGTTAGATCCATTCCTAATCCTACCCAAAGTGGCTCAGGAAGGCTCTGCTGTGTATTTCACAGTACCAGACGGCAAGACTGCCGGACTAGCAGGAGTCGGAGACGGTGGAGAAATCTGGATGCTATGCACTCCGGCGATTCATCGTTATCCAATTACATTTGCAAGAGAAGCCAAGCGGTGGGTCGATAGCCGCACTGAGCCTCTATTGTGGAACATCGTAGACTGTAGAAATACAGCACATTTAAAACTACTCAAATTTATAGGTTTCAAGTTTTTACGTAAGTTTAATCATGGACCAAACAATTTACCATTTATAGAATTTTGCCGTGTGTGCACCAGACCCTAACGCCGGAATAAGGCGACAAGCTAAAGAGCGTAACAAAGCTCGTATCGCTAAATATTATGGCGACTCCATTAAGCAATGGAACAAAGAATCAGATTTTAAAGAGAACTTAAAAAACATAAGAGGTTTAGGTAGATCTCGTGCCTTAAGCGACTTTCAAGAGTACGCTGCAAAAGCACAAGGAGAAGCTTTAGTAGGTAAGCAAAATGCTGCTGCAAAAATGTTTCGTAACCAAACAGTCAATGAAGGCGGAAGAAGCAGAAATGCCGGTCGAGCCAAACAAATGGAGTTCTTCAGTAAAATTGCTGATATAGATAGAAAACAATATAAACTAGCAACTGTAGGAGACGCTAAAGTTCAACAGAAAATACAGCAGTCAACTCAGAATATGGAAAGAAAACAGAGAGCACAACTTGGTATGGGACCACAATTTGGTATGCCTACTATGTTACCTCCTAAAGATAGAGCCGGTCAGTTTATGAACAGCCTAAGCTTTGGTATGAATGTAGCCTCTGGTATTATGGCATTTAGTGATCGTAGACTAAAGGAAGATGTCACTAAAGTTGGTGTCTCACCTAAAGGCTACGATATTTTCGAGTGGACTTATCCCGCCAGACCTAATGAAAGGTGGCGTGGTGTTATAGCTCAAGAAGTTGTAAAACAAAACCCAATGGCTGTAGGTGTATTACCTACTGGTTTCCTTGGTGTTTACTACGATTTATTAGACGTTAATCTGGAGGCAGTATAATGGACTCTAATATGTTTAACACCTCTAGTCTAAACTATGAGGAAGTCGGAGATTATTCTAAAGCTATAAACGCAGAACAAGATGCTATCTCTAAAAGCAACGAAACTGAATATGCTGCTCGTGGTGCTGAAGCTGTAAGAATGGCTAACCAAAGATCTAGAAACTTTCAGAAATTTGGTGAGCTAATCAAACAAGGTGGTCAGTTTAAAAAAGACTTAGATACGTGGAATGAAGCAAATGCTTTAATAAACTCTTCTAAAGCTACTGATGTACTTGATAAAGAAATTACAGGAAAAGACGGAGCCAAGAAAAAGCCAGTTGTACCTATTGATCAATTACCACAAGGTGCAACAGTTCCTATTGATCAAAAGCCTGCCGGTAAAACTACTACTATAGATAAGAAAGAGCAGGCTGAACAGATAGCTGAAGATGAGCTAAGTGCAAAGTCTAATGAAGCCGGAGTTGAAGCTAAAAAGATTACTGGTGAATTAGAAAATGAAATTGGTCAAAACGACAGCACTGCTGCTAAAGAAGAATATATAGCAGTAAAAGAAGCTGAGTTAATAAATGACTACAGTACACGTGGAGCAGCATTAACTAATGATTTAAAAAAAGATCATGAAGGATTTATTACATCAAACTTAGCTAGAAAAGTAAAGCTAGAAGGAATGACTGATGCACAACTTCAAGCAGGCGGTGTGTCTGTATCTGAAGCATTGCAAAAAGGTGATTTAAAACTAGCTGCTCAACTACAAAAATTCTGGGATCAGTCTTGGTATTCTAGATCAGGTATATTTAAAGGTGGCGATAACTACTTAGGTAGAAAACAAAAGCTAGCACTTCTAAAAGAGACTAATGCAGCAACAGCTGCTTTATATCGTAAAGGAGTAGATAACTATTATAACAATGTTAAAAAAGCTGCTGAAGTTACACGTCAAGGAGACTTTGCTAAAAGTGTAAATACGACCGGTATAACAGCTTTAGTTGGTGATGGAAAAGACCCCAACTCTGGATACATTGCCCAGTATGAATATGCAACTGGTACTAAGAATACACCATATGCGTACGAACTAGCAGCTATAGACTTAGAGAAAAAAATTACTGATGGTAGTATCCCTGTTGCCAAAGCAGAAGCTATGATTGAACAACAGTTTAAACATAGAGGTACTAAAAAAATGACTACATTACAAGAATCTCAGCCTGAGTTTTATAATAGAATTAGTAAACATATTGACAAAACTAAGAGTCTTGATTATCTAAATAGTCAAAACGAACAGAAACTTGATATACAGACTAAGGTAAAAGCACAGCTAGATCATATCAAAACTAATCTAAAAGGTGAGATAAACGAAAAGCAACTTACAGGATTAGTTGAAGAGATTACTAATGAGTTAAATATTACAGAAGCACATCCATTCTATAAAGAACTAGAACCATTACTAGAATATAGAACTGCTGAAGACAAAGTTGATCAAGATGTTATCAAAAAACTAGAACACGATTATAATGACCCAGATGGTAATGGTCATATTGACAATCTAGAAATGAGATTAAATGAGATTAATGATACTAAACTACGTGAAAAATATCGTAAAAAATATGAAAGTGCTCAAATACTTGAAATCCATAAAGACGGCTACAAAGCTGATTTAAAAATTGTAGAAGATCATATTGATACTGAATTAGACAGAAAATCAAATGTAAATCTAAGGTCTGGAAAAAATAATCAAATTTCCTATAATGCTAAACTCGACTTTAGAATGGAAGTTGAAGACCTAATTAAAAAGGGTGTTCCGCCAGAACTTGCTTTTAAACAGGCAAGAATTAAAGTTATAGAAAGATTTGATAAAAAAAATAAAGATGATGAAAAGGGATTCCAATATATGGATAAAACCCTTTCTGCACCTAAGCTTAAAAATAAAAATATTACATTAGAGCAAGGTACTATAGCATCTGATTTAATTAATAATGCTGAGGTACAAGAAGACTTGTTACATCAGAAAGAGTATTTACCCGGTGAAAAAGTACATCAAGAACAATTGATTAATTATTTAGCCGGTAAGGGACCTATGCCTTTATACTATTTACAAATGGGTGTAGGTGCTAAAAATTATACATCGCATGAAATTATACAAATGCGGGGTAAAGCTTTAGATCTTCTTAAAGGAGATGAGACTACAATCCCAGAAGCTAGACTAGATAAAACTACAAAAGGATTATTCTGTCACTTTGCGTCAGATGGTAAGGCTATGAGAGGTCTTATGAATGTTGCTGAGGGAACAGATATCTGGACTATGCCAGAAAATGGAACAGACGCTTTCCCATCAAGTACTGACATATTAAAAAGTCTTCAAAAAAATCCATTACACGAATCATTTGTTTCTCCAACAGGTGGTAAACGTATAGACCCTACAGAAACTTCATTAGGCGAAGTAAACGATTTAATGAAAACTAAAGGTTACGGTCTTTATGGTGGTGTAGGTATATATGGACATACTACTGGTGACTTAAATAAAGCTATTGAAATTTTAGGTCCTGATATATTACAAATGCCATATGATCAAAATGCACAAGATATGGTTGAACAGGCATTATTTATGTATAATATTATGGGCAAACAACAGTATATGAACTTACAAAATTACCAGAAAAGTATAAAACCATTAAATATAAGTTTTACAGAATCTGCTGATTTAGTCGGCGGTTTTGGAGATGATTTATATACAGGTTATAATTCTCCATGGTGTTTAGATGGTGGTATAGCTGATAATCTAATGAATAATGAAGAGGTAGAATGAACGAAGAAGATTTTAATGTCGATCAGGAATTACTCGAAGATCCTAGTTCCGGATTAAATGCCTCTGAAGCTATACAACAAGTCCAAGACTTGCAAGAACAAGCACAGCAATATGCTGAAGCAGAAGAGGCTGCAATAGACGAAGAGCAAGAAGAACTTGTTGACCCACGAGAAAAAGAATCGTGGGGAATCAAAGGTGTAGCAAAAGAGTTATCTAGTGCTGTCACTGGTGGATTACAAGACACTGCGTCAAGTATAAGTACTTTTCCAGAACGTGCAATAGACATGTTTTCTGGAGAGTGGCAAAAAGAAAGAAAAGAAAGAGGTTATTATCAACCTGAGTGGGACCCTGCTACAGGAAATGGTGAGAATCCTATTATTACTAAAACATGGTGGGGTAAGTTAGCAAGAGGTGTAGTACATTTTGGTTCTATGTCAGCTGCTATCTTAGCTACCGCAAAAGGTGCAGCAGTTGCAGGCGTACCATTAGGTATAGGTGCAGCTAGTGCAAAATTACTAGGAGCTAATAGTTTAATAAGAGCAGCCGGTGTGGGTGCTATATCTGACTTAATATCTAAAGAATCTGATGGGCATAATGCTTTAGGTTCACTTAGAGACCATTATGGTTGGATGGATACACCACTTAGTACACAAGAAGAAGACCATCCTATGATGATGAAGATGAAAAACATCGTTGAAGGTATGGGAATAGGTCTTGTATTTGATGGTGCATTTATGGCACTAGGAAAAGGTAAAAAATCTGCTGCCGCTTTTATACAAAAAAGAGGTACAAGCCAGTTAGATCAAAGTACTGAGCTAGGATTAAAACAATTAAGAGACAGAGAACGTGGATTTAGAGCTGCTAAAAACAGACCTCTAGCTGAACCACATCAAGGAGCATATTTTTCTGAAGATGACCCGTATGATATATGGGTAAGAGATAAGAAAATACGTGAAAACTGGGGTTCCGAAGAAGGAGCTGCCGGTAATCCTATTACAGCTGTACAAAGAACCAGAGCTGCACAAGAATCTGGACTAAGTGAAGATGCAGTAGATGATGTATTAAGAAAATTATACAGTAATAACAAGTATAAAAATATTATAGAAGAAGTTAAAAGCAAAAATTTACGTCTAGTAGATGTGTTTGGTGACGCTATTGCAGCTCATCAGCGAATAACACTAGGCAGAAACGCAGCTGATATGTCACCAGAAGACTATCTAGAAGAGTTATTTAGAGCTGTAGATGCTTATGAAGTAACTGATATAGATGGAAACATCGTTGACAAGCTTGAAACTATGACAAGTAAATACGTTGTTGTTGCTGATATGGTTGTAGGTACATTACTACAGCAAGTTCGAGATATGGGTATAGCCGGTAGAGAGTTAGCCAACTTTGTTGATATAGCAGATGTTGACGGACCACTCGAAGCTATACGAGATACAATGTTTATGGCATTAACTGAAGCAAAACGTGCTAGAATTATAAAGTCACAGAACTTTAGAGAGTTAGATGCAGGGGTTAAACGTAGTTACTTAAAGAGAACTCTTGATGCTGATATGGCTGATACAAGAGAAGCTATACAAAGTATACTAAATATTAACAATAACTCTGATGATACTAACTTATTGATGGCATTGTTTGAAGCTTTCTCATCTATGCAAACAGTTAACAGTCTAGATGACTTTGACGCATGGGCAAGAAAGATGGTTAAAGGTGGTACGATTGAAGGTAAAAACCAAACAGGTGCACTAATCAGAGAACTACAAGGTGTTATGATACACAGTGTATTGTCTGGACCTAAAACTCCTTTAAGAGCTATTATTGGTACATCAACCCATACGTTCTTACGTCCCATGGCTACTACTCTAGGTGGTCTAGGAAGATTACCTTTTACAGGTGATACACGTACAGTTCGTGCCGGTTTGGCATCTATGAACGCTATGATGGAAGCTATACCTGAGTCATTTGAGTTGTTTAAAAGTAGACTTAACTCATACTGGTCAGGAGAAATAGCTACTGTAAAAACTCGTTTCTCTGAATATACACAGGGTGACGATAACTGGGAAATATTGAGACGATGGGCTGAAAGCGATCGTGCGTCTGCCGGAGACAAGGCTGCATTTGCTATGGCAAATATGGCTCGGAGTATGAATGATAAAAACTTTTTGACTTACGGCACAAAACTTATGGCTGCTACTGACGATGCGTTTGCATTTATATTAGGTAGAGCTAGAATGAGGGAGAAAGCATTGATGTCCGCATTTGATGCACAACAAGCCGGTGCACTTGCAGACGGTATTAAAATCAATCCCGCACTAATAAGAAGTTATGAGGATTATTTCTATAGTGATATCTTTGATGCTGACGGCAATATTGTCGAAGAAGCTACAAAATTTGCTAGAAAAGAAGTAACACTAACGCAAGATTTAACCGGTTTTGCCGGAAATCTAAACTCAGTATTTCAACAAAACCCTTGGGCTAAACCTTTCTTCCTGTTTGCTCGAACAGGTGTAAACGGATTAGCATTAACTGCAAAACATACACCCGGATTTAACTTTCTAGTAAGAGAGTTTAACGACATAGCTTTTGCAAGACCCGGAAAATTAACCGATGAGCTAGCTTCCAAGTATGGTATAACCACAGATCAGGAGCTAATTAATGCTAAGGCATTACAAACAGGTAGATTAATGATGGGCTCTGCTCTAGTAAGTATGGCGTCATGGGCATGGATGACTGGTAAAATGACTGGTAATGGTCCAATAGATAGACAGCAAAGACAAGCATGGATAGATGGTGGCTTTAAAGCACGCACTTTATTCTTTGGTGATATAGGTGTTGAGTATGATTCATTTGAACCATTCAACCAAATTATGTCTATGATAGCTGACATAGGTGATGCAAGTCAACTTATGGGAGAAGAATGGACAAAAGATAATCTACTAAAAATGGCTCTGTTATTATCTCAGGGTGTGACAAGTAAGTCATACTTAGCCGGTATGCAGTCATTTGTAGATATATTTAGTGGTAAACCCGGTCAAGCAAATAGAGTAATTGCAGGGTTAATAAATAACCAAGTACCTCTTGCAGGCTTACGTTCATCACTAGGTAATGTATTCTCAGAGTCTGGCGTCAACGAATTACAGTCAGGTATAATTGATTCGATACGTAATAGAAACAAGTTAAGTGAAAACTTTGCAGCATTGTATGGTGGTGACTTACCTAAGAAAACTGACATATTAAATGGTCAAAAGCTTCAACCTTGGAACTTTATTGAAAGAACATGGAACGCTACGATACCTGTTAATTTTGTGCTAAAAAATTCTCCCGGACGTTCGTTACTACAAGAAGGTTATGATACACGGTTAATAACTATGTATTCTCCTGACGGTGATGACTTAACTGATTCGCCTAATTTACGTGCTATATTTCAAGAAGAAATGGGTAAAGAAAAGCTAGAAGCAAAGCTAAATAAGCTAGCTAGAAACCCAAGAATTATTGCATCAGTCAATCAAAGACGTCGAGATATGAAAGGTGGTGATCGAACTAAGTTTGAAAACAAAGATTACTACCATAATATAATGATAAAAAAATTGTTCAGAGAAGCAAAGGGTAACGCATGGTCTCGTATGGTAGATTTACCAGAAGTACTAGCTTTACAAAAGATTAATGCTCAAGCTATAATCAAACGTAACCAAAAAACAGATCAAACCACTTATTCTGATATACTTAAAATTTATAAATAATGGCACTAACATTCATTGAATATACGGCGGATGGTAACAATAATAAAAATTTTACCTTTCCGTCTATTACTACCACTGATGTCGATGTTAAGCTAGATGGTGCACTACAAACCGCAGGCACACATTATAACATAGTCAACTATACACCGACAGGTGGTGGTACAGTTGAATTTACAACAGGAAATATTCCAAGCAATCCAGTAATAATTCGTATTGCTAGAAGCACGGATGTTGGTTCGCCTCGAGTTACGTATACTCCCGGCTCCTCTGTAAAAGCAGCTGACTTAAACGAAAACGCACTACAAACTATATACTCTTTACAAGAAGAGAAGGATGCAGTGCAAAACCTTGGTGGTACGTTATCTAACGTAACTATCAGCGGTAACTTAAACGTAGATAGTAACCGTATTACAAACGTAGCAGACGGTATATCTGCAACCGATGGTGTCAATAAACAACAAGTCGAAGACATCACGACAAACAATAATACAGTATTAGCAGGGCATGCTGCAACCGCTACAGCTCAGGCAAATGCAGCAGCGTCAAGTGCATCAGCGGCTCAGTCAAGCAACCAATCAGCTTCAGCATATGCAACTTTAGCAGCCGCTAGTGCAACAACTGCACAGAACGCAGGCTCTAACATGACAGCTCAGGTTAATGATGCTGCTGCGTATGCTGCTAACGCTGCTAATACTGCATTTACTACATCTACTGGTGTAACGAATCAGTTTTCTTCTCTCCACTATGCTAACTTAGCAAGTACTTACGCCGGTCAAACAGTGTTTTATGGCTTTGCTAGAAACTCTGTAGGTTCATTAACATTGACCTATGCAACTGCTTCAGACAGTGCTACATATGCAACTAAGGATTATGAGTACAAAGGTGAAGCACAGTGGATAATCGGAAATTCTGCCGCTTTACACACCGCAACATCAGGCGGAACACAAGGAACTCCCAGATATTCTTTAAATACATCTGGACATTTAATATTAAACACAACAATGTAATTTAATGGCACAAATTGATTTAGGAAAACTCAAGTTTACTTGGAAGGGTAACTGGGCTTCTTCCGCTAATTACGAGGTTGACGATGTAGTATTACGTAACGGGTCAGCATATATTTGCATATCTGACGCTCCAACAACTACAACTTCACCAGAAGTAAATACAACAAACTGGGACCGAATGACCTCTGGTCTAAACTTTAGAGGTGCATTTCAAGTCACAGGAACTAATTATTATACAAATGATGTTGTTACTTATCAGAACTCAGCATACATTTTACAAAACACAGATGTCGTTACAGGCATAACACCAAATACAACAGCCGGAGATCCTTATTGGATAGTCTTAGCATCTGGTACAGGTGGTACATATACAAGTGCAGGCGACATAGAGTACAGAGGTAATGCAGGCTCTAACGTAGCTCTAAATATTGGTACATTAGGTTCAAGTCTAATTGTAGAAAACGACCCTAAAGAATCATTCGTTGCGGGTACAACAGCTGTTTACGAACAGGTACAATTACCGGGAGCTTCAACTCCTACTGATGGTAAGTCAGCTTATCTATTTAACAGCGATCATCCTACAGCTGCAAATGCTTCATATACAGTTACTGTAGCAGCAGGCAAATTTGTAATAGGTGGTGTAAGTCAGCAAGCACTTACATTAAAGACAGGAAGTGTATATACATTTGACGTTAGTGATGCAACTAATGCAACTCACGTTTTAGCATTTAACGCAAGATCAGCTGCTACTAGCCCTACATTTGACTTTGAAACAGGTGCTGTAGCAAATGGAGTTGTAAGATCAGGCACACCGGGTTCAGCGGGTGCAACCGTTACTTGGACTGTTCCTCACTTAGGTCAGTTAGTATATGAATACTACTGTACACAACACAGTAATATGGGTGCAGCTATTACATGGACATCTTCTACAAAAATTGCCGGAAGATTATTACATGATGACGCACATCCTACTATTGATTTAACTAGAGGTAATCATTATACCTTTACGTTCCCAACTGCTACTGGTATGACCTATTCTATTAAAGATCAGGCAAACCATGTTAAAGCCGGTACTAACGGACGTATAACTGCGGGTGTAACACCTGACTTTGTAGCCGGTGGTTCTATATCTTTCGTACCATCTGACGCTACACCTCATGCTATAATTAGAGACGAAGGTATGTCTGCTGATGAGATTAATATAACTCTTAACAGCATGTTCTTCAAACCTAAATGGTCTGGTGCACAAAGTAGAAAACAAGATGAGCCTAGAGATTTAAGTGATACAGCTTACAACGACCCATCATATAACGTATTTGCTAACCACGATATCAATAACTATACAGAAAGTATCTTACCATTACCCGGATATCTTAAAAATTCTGGTAGAGGATTCAGATATGGTACTACATCCGTAGGATATAGACAAGGTGGAATTATTACTAGAACTAGGTATACTGGATGGGGTAATATGCTACACAACGGTTCCAATGGTTACTACTATGGCATGGGACTCGGTGGAGGTACTTCTCACATTAACACAGCTGACTATCGTCCTTGGGGTTCTAACTGGAGATGTCCTAAGATATGGTTGGAAGCTTTAGCAGGGAATAGTGATTATGCACACTTCCTAACAGGTGTTGACGGTAACGATTTAGGTTACTTAGATGCTGCGGGTGTACCACAGGCAACAAAACCAAGATTAAAACAGGTACATAAAAGTTCTTATTACGGATATCATTTATATGAAAATGGTATTGTAACCTTTGCAGGCTATGGTGGTTATGGTTCTTTCGGTAATGGTGTAACTAGAGACGCTACTAACGAAATAGCATGTGTATTCCACGATGAATCTGGTACAAGATTGACAGGAAGCAACTATCCTAAGATCAAACAGGTAGAAACATCTAATGCTCATACTGGTGACCACGGTGCACAGAGTTATTATTCTCAATACATGGTAGATACCGACGGTTTCCTATATACTATGGGTTACAACGGATACGGTCAGTTAGGTAATAACACCACAAGTAATAACTATTACTTTAAGAGAATACCAAAGTCTAGCTTTAATAATGCTGATATTATCTACGTTCATACAAGTGGATACTATTATACATCAACTTACGCTATAGATAGCACAGGTAAGTTATGGGGTTGGGGTAGAAATAACTACGGACAACTCGGTTTAGGTAATACTAACGACCAAACAACACCACAGGAAATAACTAACGTAGCCGGTTCACAGTTACTAGGTAAAAAGGTTGTACACTTACAAGCTAACCAAGATGACGACGATCAGGGTAAATGTTGGGTATTAACTGACGAAGGTAAGCTATATTTCTTTGGATATTTAGAAAACTACGGTTATAGTACTGGATATTATGACTCTAGTAATACAACTGCTCAAACTTTACCTCAGCTATTGACTAATAGTTCTACACTATGGAATAGTAGCGATCAAAAGGTTGTCTACTTTGTTACAAATAACAATAGATACTCTACACTTTATATAATTACTGATGGTGGTACAACAGGAGCAACACAAAAGCTATACGCTACTGGCGATAATGCTTATGCTCAACAGGGTACTGCTACAAGTACATCATCTAATGTAAGTAGTTCTACACAAGGTACAGGTATAAACAACTGGTTTGGTAAAGAACTACAATTCCGTGACTTAGGTCAAGATTGGAACGATCAATCTAACCAGAATATAGTCAACGAATCATTTGGTAACTGGGATTCATTCCAAACTGGTGGTTCTAATGCCGGTAAAATGGTTATTGGTAAGATTGTTAAGATAATGCCAAAAGGATATAGTGGTGAAAACGCTAACCGTGTAGTACTCATAGACGAATACGGACAACTATTTGCTGCCGGATATTGGAACTATATGATGTTCCCTAATATTGAACTAGATAACGAATCAAACATGAGATCAGGTCCCGCTGATAATAGCACTGACCAAGTTTACTCTGATTCTTTCTATCCTATAAATCAGTTCCCCGGTAGAGTAGTAGATTATTGTCATGTTGGACCTACAAATAGTGAAAACGCATGGCATGTACTAACAGATTCCGGTGTGCTTTACGTAGGTGGAGACTCTAGTTGGAGTCAAAATGGCATGTACTACGGTGGCTATCACGGATTCTTTAGATATCAATGGAACTTAGGAGGTAATACTTAATGGCAACACCAAAAACACATGTACATCCCGGAGAGGGACCATTTACCATAGCAGAATATTACACATATGCTGAAACTGGTAAAGCAGAAGATTGGGGAGTCGGATTATCTGGCACAGCCAATAAAAGATGGACTAGATTAGGTAACGTAGTTGTAACTGAAGCGGGGTTTGACCCTGCTTTAGTGGCTAATACAACTGTTACACTAACTAAAATTACAGATGCTGACGAAATAGCAGCAATAAAAACTAAATGGATAATCCCATCGTAATACCGTTTGTAGAGATACCAAATCACGAACCAATAAAAACGATAGAGATACCTTTGCCAAGTGCAGACGTGCCTTTTTATAAACCTATGGTTGTACCTCCGAGTGATCTTAAAGAACCGGAGGATACACAACCTGTACAAACAGAGACACCGCCTGCACCTACGCTAACTTTACCACCCTTACCACCTATACCTATACCACCGGCTGAAGTATTAGTTACTACAACTGTGGCAGCTGTTACAGCAGTAGCGGCTACAACTGTTGCACAGCCCGTTATAGAACAAATTAAAAAGAAATTACAGAAGTTCCTACAAGGTAAGATAAACAAATGGAAACAAAACCGCCAGAAAAAAAAGGAATCTTCACCAAGCTCAAAGAAAATGTAGATGATCATGATGAACAGATGCAAATACTAGGTGCAGCAGTGCGTCTAGGTGTTGTAATCTGGTCAGGTTTTATTATTACATTAAGCTATGTTGAGCTGCCTATGGTTAAAAAGTCAGCTACGGCAGGCGATATCACGTTCGTGGCTTCGATTTTTACTGGAGCCCTAGCAACTTTTGGGCTGTCTACGGGTAATGGTAAGAAGACCGATAAGAAAGAACCTACTAAACCAAAATAATGAAAACATGGATTCTTCTCTTAGCACTGTTGTCACCCGCAGTAGCGAGAGCAAATACTGTCACGCCTCAGTTTACAACAGGGTCGATGCAGTCAACGACAACAACAAACCAAGTAATAACAGAAACAATAGTTCACGATATTCAAGGGTCAGCCTCAACCTCTTACAGTGGTACAAACATCACTGTGACTGGAGACAATGGTATAGGCGGTACAGGTACAGTCTATGCACCAACAAACAATGCAGCAGACTGGGATTTACAGATCACAGAAAGAGCCGCAGGCACGATCGAAACAATAAACATCGACAGAACTATCACAACAGACGCAGTTACTTCGTCTTACTCTATCTTCTCTCAATAGGTACACCTGTACTTGCAGAAGGAGAGACAAATAACAATAGTAACCCTGTAGCTGCTGCTACCGGTAACGTAACTAACCAAGCTGTACAGTTCCAGAACAATGGAGCACAGAGTAGACAGTATTATGGTCCGAATATAAGCTGTAATGGAAGTACAATGACATTTCAGCCATTCTATATGGGCAATCATACAAAACCACTCGATGAATTTATGCAGCCAACCAGTTACACACTAGCCGAAAACTGGGGATTCCAAATTAATTTTATGGTTCCACTAGATAAGTCAGGCTATAAACAGTGTAAAGAGATGGCAAAACTACGACACGAGACTATGAAGCTTGAGTATGAGATTACAAGAGCAGGCAAGTGTGCAGATTTGCAACGTAAGGGTTTTACATATAGACCCGGGACTACCATGGCTAAAGTTTGTCAAGACATAGTACCTATATCATCTTTACAACCCCCAAAGAAAAAGAAATTTTGGCAAAAATGAGCACATTAACAGATTTAAAAAAAGCGGAAGCTGAAAAAGCTGCTAAGAAAAAGAAAAGAAAAGCAGCTGCTAAGAAAACCACTACCACCGAGGAATCATGATTACAGTAATTAAACCAATTGTATTTGCATTTTTAAAAACTAATGCAGTAAAAGAGCTTGTAGTAAAACTACTAGAAGCTTATGCAAAAAATACAGATAACACTGTAGATGACAAGCTAGTCGAGCTAGTCAAGAAAAACTTATTACCAGTCTAATGGCAAAATCCGGTGCATCTAAAGGTGCTAAAAAAACAGATAAAACAGGAGACGTTAACGTAGCTAGTGCTAATTTTTTTGGCGTACCTAAAAATGTAAGAGACGCAGCAAAACGTCAGTATAGTGGAAAAGATTATACTATAGAAGATAAGCAAACCATTATAAATCACTATAAAAACAAAAAAGGCAAAGCATAATGGATGAACTAAAGAAATTACCTAGGAAAGCAACAGAAGAAACCTTTAATGAGCTACACTATCTTGTTACAGAGGACTTTCTACATAGAATAAAAAGTGGAGAAGCGACTACACAAGATTTAAAAGCAGCATGTGATTGGCTAAAAACCAACGATATTACAGGTGTTGCATACGAAGGTAGTCCTTTAGATAAGCTAAATAAACTTCTACCTACTGTTGACC